GTGGTATTTCAGGCAGTTCGTTCTTTTCAAAACAGATCTGGAATGTTCGATCGATTAAAGGGTCGAGGAGCTCATCATGAAGGCGCTCGAGGACTGGGCCTAACATTAAGAGCTTTTCTTCGTGGCGCTCCTCGACTTCTCGCGCAGTAATCTGACGTCGGTCAGAGTTGGCCAGCATGAGAAACAGGTCCTCATAATATGCCTTGCTTATTCGGCTTTGCGTGTCTTGGATATCCGCTCGCAATTCATCGAGACGCGGATTAACTTCATAGGTCGGACGTATGCCTGTTGCACCGATCGCTTCGTCATAAAAGCTGACACCGCCCGGGAGTGAATTAATGGGGGTATTTTGCAAAGAGCTTGGCGCTTGCATCGGCGGATTGACCATCTTATCAATGCCCTGGGCTTTGCGCTTTTGCTGTATCTGTAACTGCTTAACATCGCCAAGTGAGAAGTCACCAGGACCAGAACCATAATGCTCTTCGGATTTAATTTCCCAACGGGGTGCCATAACTGGGAAGGTATCGAACCCCGATTGTCGTAAGTATTTGTCGTCTTTGTCACCCTCTTCATAATAGATTGAGCTGTAAGCTTTGTTCGCTGAATCTAAGTTCATGCCTTGGCGAAATTCGTTAGGCATTACAAAGTGAATGACCGTGAACTCAGTGTTATAACTGCCGCTATCGTAGCAATGCCTTACAACGCTGCTTACATTTTCTAACCCGAATTCACCGATTAACTGTTTGCACGTCATTGGGAATTCGCGAATGATTAAATCGACAACGCCTCGATGGTTGGTGCCGAGTTTGTAACTGCCAAGGCTCAGATTGTAAGAGCGAACAACGTCTTGGTAATCAAACAAAGGCATGATGGCCGATGTACCAAACGCACCGAGCTCGCCGTATAAAACATGCAGGCTGTTGTAAACGTTTGATGAGCCAAAGATACCGAGCATTTTGTCTCTGACTGAGTGCAGCCAGGGTTTAACTTCCCTTGATGCTGCCAGATCCTTGTCGCCTAGCGTGAGTTTAAACCAGGGGCGAGCGGGTGAGCTGATACCTGCCATCATGCCAGACTGCAATGTTCTCAGAGCTAAGCCTGCTGTATTGTCCATAATGGAAGTAAAACTCGCCGGGCTGTTTCGGTTCTTTCGCAAAAAGTGACCGCGCCTGGGTGCAACATATTCTTGAATGTCCATCCACCGCGATCGATACAATTGAAAGTCAGAATCGAGTCCTGTGCGAATCGACTCAAGATGATCACGCAATTGCATTAGTTAGTACCCACGCGCTTGGGGAGGTGTGGCAGCGCCACGCGGTCCTGTTAACATAGTCGACTTGCGACCTGTGTTGGTGTCTGATTTCTTTTTAGCCCGAAGTCTAGCTGCAGCAAGCACGTCTGCAGGAGACGCTGCTTTAGGGGGTGGTGGTGGTTCAGGGATATTCGGGGTCTTGGGCATGCACATTTATGAACCTCCTAACATGGTTCTTTTAGTTCCCGCATTACCTGGCAAACCAAGTGGACCTAGCAAGGTTCGATTGCGGTTACGACGCGAGATATCGCCGATCAAGTCGTCGACTTGACCTCTTGAGTCTTGTTTATACTTATTAGGGCCGGACTTGGAAGGTGTCGTGGTGGGCGTCGTCGTACCCCCATCATTTTCAGTTTCACCGCCTTCGCCAATCTCACTTTCACCGCCGCCAATGTCGCTATCGTCGCCATAATCGGGATCTTGTATCTCATCGGATAGGTTTGAAGCACCAGGTCCTGTATCAGGATCGGTGCTGCCATATTGTGCATCAGGATTGCTTGCACCACCGCCGGGATCGCTATTACCGCTGTCCATACCGCCAGATGCGCTTGGCCCATCTGACATGCCATCGCCACCGATACCACCGCTGCTGCCACTCGCTGCGTCTGCGTTACCTGCTTCGCCTCCTGGGCCTGGGCCTGAAGGGCCTGATTGGTCGCCTGCACCAGGGCCGTTGTCGCCGCCTCCGCCGCCTCCGCCGCCGCCGCCGTTGCCGCCTCCGCCTGCTCCACCATTACCTTTCATCGCATAGTTCGTGGTATCGACTGCAGTGTCTGTGGTAGGGGCGGGGGTGGTTGATAAGGTTCCGTCAGGGTTCGCAACAACACACATAATAGTCATATCTCATTGAATTATTCGGTAGCATACCTTGCGCCCACTTCGGTTCAGCATTGGTCGCTAATTGCCCCAAGGGTCGTAATCGCTCACCGCAAATACGGGCTTAGTTTCAACTATGTCGGGTCGTACCGGGTAGGCAAAGCTGAGACAGAGGGAGTCCCAAAGATTGGGTGATCTGCCGATAATTGATTTGACAGAATCCTTGGGTGCAAACTTATACTTGCCATCCATTGTTGGCATCATCTCGATGCAGAGCATCTCCTCTGCTAATTCATCCAGGTCAGGTATCGCCCCGCCCTCTGATAGCCACTCTTTAGCCAAAACGAACATCTCTGCGCGTTTGTTAACGCAGTCAGTTCTCCCCGCTTTTGCGGAGAACCAAACCATGCGCCAGAGACTGCCCATTGTCTTACCTGCACTGTAGATGCCTTGCCCATAACCCGCGTCAATAAACACTTGCGACGCTCGATACTTATTCTCGTAGTTGACTAGCTTCTGGGCAATTAACACGTCGTTGTCGTTGTAAGGTATGCGTTCAAGCACGGTAAAATGCAGCCCTTGACGCATCGAGATGACCAGCTCGTCGTCTCCTGTCCACGCGGGATCGCAAGTCAAGATGACGGGTGCAAATTTGTATTCTTCTTTGCGCAAATGCTTTGCCCGCGCATTGTCAACAACGTCTTGGCTAATGAACTGCATCGATGATTGCACCGGGAATTCGCCCCGGACTCGGACTTTGAAGAAGTCTGAATCAACCCCGTATTGTTCTGCCCACTGGTCAAACATTGCTTTGTTTGTCCCTTCGACGTCCCGGCTGTCAACTTTGAGACGTATCTTCCAGAACTTGGAAAACTTACGCCAGCATTCGCGGAAACGACCCGTTGCTCTCGTTGGATTACCGAAAACTATCCAAATGATCTCAGTCTCAGTATCTGTCAAGGCGCCCTCGGTCACCTCCCAGATGACGTCATCGATGGCGGATGCCTCGTCCATCACGATGATGATGCGCTTGCCCTGGTTGTGCGTACCTGCAAATGACTCGGGCTTTGAGATTGACCAGGGGATAAAATCTGCACGCCAGGATTTGTCGTGATCCGTCTCGTTGCTGTAGATCGACATCGATGACTCGTTAAACCAATGCGATGTCATCGACATGTTGTGCCATTTCATCACCTCGGGCGCTGTCTTAGTTCGGAGCTGCCCTTCAGTGTTTGACGTTAAAACGACGCGACAATCTGCGCAGGTCGACATGCCCCAGTCGACAACCATGCCGATTAAAGCGGACTTGCCTACGCCGTGACCGCTCGATACCGCAATGCCCAGTGGGTCGAAACGAGTGGCCGGGTTAGACAAATGAGTCTCCATGCCTTTGAGCACATCAGTCTGCCAAGCTCTGGGTCCTTGGTGTCGTTCAAGCTGTGTGCCTTGTTCGGTCCAGGGGAAAGCCCACAGGCTGTAATGCAAGGGCTTGTGCCTGTACTTTGCGCACTGTTCCTCAAGTTGGTGCTCGATATCGGATTCGCTAAGCACTGTCAAACTCCTCGTTCATTGATGTCTTTGAGCCTGGCCATCGTGCCGTAGCTTGTTTGTAAATATTGATACTCGTCGTCCTGGTGTGGTCCTGGGCAATCGCAATCAGCGTAATGCACATCGCAATGAGGGCAGATAGGCTCGTCGCAGCAGCTGCACAACTCGCAGTCACTTGCAAAGACAACTTTTATCCAAGGTTGCGAACTCATTCTTCAAGCGCCAGGCGGAACTCGAGTCCCGCGTTCTCGATGTCAAGCTTGGTCACTTCTTTGTCAAGCTTGGTCACTTCTTTGCGCAGTTGATGGATTTCATCGGCAGCTTGCTGGCACAGCATGTAGTTGGTTCCATGCGATTGGCGCAGCTTTTGCAGTATGACCGCACGTCTTTTAGTTTTAGGCAGTGCCATCTTTAATCACCTCGGGTTGGTAGGTTCCATCGCTTGTTTTCTCCAGATCAATGACCCGGCGACTCGCGTCAGCCAGGCGCTGCGATCGGCCTTCAAGATGTGTCACCTCGGCCCGCTCAATCCAAGATTGCACATCGACATGCTTACCCGTCATCTCGATGACTTTGGACCGATCAACAAACTTAATCTTGACGACCTCGCCCGTCTTTGTGCCCTCTTTATCAAATTGTTCTTTCGTTTCCATTCCCGATATCATTTGCCGCCAGATCAATGGCCACTCGGCCACTGGCTTGTATGATCCTTCGTCGCTAAGCAGATCGGCGTAGTCTGCCAGGCGCATCTCATCCAGTTGCACCAGCACATCGCTGGCTTTGACGCCAACCTTTGTGGATCGCTTTTCTAGCGCAGCTGCGATAGCTGCAGCAATATGAGGTTTATGGAGGTTTTCGGAACCCATTCGATAGGCCGTCTTTTTGCTGTACCCAGCTTTCAAAGCCGCATGCGTGGCGTTCTGATCGATGAGAAACTCAGCGACAAAGACACTCTGCTTGCCACTGAGTCTCAGTTGTTTATTACTCTCCACGATATTTAACTCCCAACCAGGCTAAGGCTTTCAAATGGTCGTGACCTTCCATCGCAAGTATCCTGGCTTTCTGTTGGTGACTGTTGGCATGACCTGCGTCGATTCCTTCGCGTCTCGCTTTGTCCCGAATCGCGACCAGTGATCTATGTGTCATGTATCGCTGCGAGTATCGTGCGCCGAACTCAGCGTAAGTTTGTCGCAAGATCCATGTTTCTTTTCCGGTCCATCTCATTTTCAGATTGAGCTTATGCGCTCGACAAGTAACCGCTCGACGCGATCGTTTAAATCCAATAGCGCGTAAAATAGCCTGGGTAATTAATCGACCTTGAACCGGGTAGTATCGTCGCAACACATCGTCTTCTTTTTTAAGCCAAGATTTCATTTTCATCTTCAAAACTCCAAGGTAATTAAGCCGCTCTCCCCCAAAGGGGCGGTGTACGCCCTTAGGCAGGTACTCCCCCCTTTAGGGGGTAGGCAGTTTGGGCAGTTTTTCTTTAATGAAATCAATGACTTACGAAACTGCCCAAAGAGCAAATTAGGCAGTTTGCTAGGCAGTTTGCTAAGTCGTTGATTAATATGACTATTACGTGTGTTTGTACTGCCTAAACTGCCCAAATAGGCAGTTTTAGGCAATTGGGCAGTTGTAATACTCATGCTTGAAACTTCGCGATGTGAATCGTTGTTGGTGAGGTTTTACCCCGCTGATCGCGCCACAGTTTGAACACGCCAACGCCTGTCTCGACCAGCACTGATTTACTCTCTCCCAGACCGACTGCTGTTCCTACCCGGTCGAAGATTGACTGCCTTGACTTGATCCCCCACATGTCACCGAGCTGTCCGTAAAGCTCGCTCAGTCTGCCATTGAACTCACCACCAACAGCATTAAGGATGTCGAGCCGACGCTTGGCGAGGATCTCGCTGCGCTGAGCCACGTTAACCTCTTCAGCCTCTTGAGCGTGTACCGTGACGTCGTAGGGTTGATGTACCCCCATGTCGTCACCTAATTCACCAGGCTCACCGTTGGGCAAAATTACAGAGCAGAGCTTAAACCAGGTCGCGCCAGCGGCACTGATCGCGAAGTTCTCTTTGCCGATGTCCATGCGCACCAGGTAGATACCCAAGGTGTCATAATCGATGTGCAGCTGTTCAGCCTCTTTCCTTGTCATCTTATAAAGAGTCGTCACGTTTCGACATGCAGCAACCGCTGATGAGGCTCCGCGAGACGCTTCGGCGTCGCCAGCCTCACCACCTTTGCGGACGTGATGGATTAACTCAATAGCGCAGTTAGTCTTCGCAGCGATGTGCCTGTACGCATCCATAACGCGTTCGATCTCACCGTTGTCATTCTCATTCGCGGTGTGCGTGCTAATAAAAGGGTCCATCACCAACATGACAATGTTGTGTTTAATAATGTAATCAATCAGAGCCGGGACGTTGGGCGTTGTTAAAATAACACCCAGCTCATCGCGTGTGCAGATCGTGAAAGTCTCGGCGTCATAGCCTGATAGGTAGTGGAATCGATCTTCGACATCCGCAAAGTCGATGTCGTAGTGCAGACAAGCTGCAGCGAATCGTCTCTCGATTTCGTGCTTCTGGTCCTCGT